CACGGACAACAGAACCAACAGCTTCTCCCAATAGGGTTCCTTCTTTTAAAAGGATACTACGAACTGAAGAAGTACTGATTTCCTTTTCCTTGAAACCATCAATTGTCCAGACTGTATGTCCTGCATTACCAGCCTCACCAACAAGAATAACTTCCTTTGATGTTTGGATAATTGTTCTAGGAGCAATAGTACCAAACTGCATAACTGCTGAAGCTTCTCTTGCTAAGGGGCTACCCACAGCATTAGCAGCATCATAGAAATATTCAATTGACCCACGACCTATGGCATAAATGTAGTTGTTATTCTTTGCCAGTCCTTGCAAAGTGTCTGGGTACATTTCAGCAGATATGTACATAGGGGAACCTGTCTGTGACCAACTAGTGGGTACATTTAGCTCACTGTTATAAATATCTTGACTGTTAGCCTTAGCTACAAAGATATACCCATCCATGAAAACGGGCATGGGGATATGTGGAGATGGGAAATTAACATCTACAATCAAGGTGGGTGCCAGTGTTGGGTTTGTAAATACATACCCCTTATCACCATCACACATGAACAATGTAACAACACCTAAGTCATCCACATGCTCAACAAAACCTACAGCACCTTCTGTGGTAGTTAGTGTTTGTAAGATTGTTCCGTTTATGGAAACCTTGTCTCCACAAACAGCAACCACATAGCTTACGTTACTAAAGACCCAATAGTACAAGGCTCTACCAATACCACCAGACAATGTGTAAATACTAGACATACCGGGCCTAGACTTAATCACTGCCCTACTATTTTTACCAATAGGGCTAGGGAGATTCTCAACCATCACATTTAAGAACCTAGAATCCACCTCTGGAGTATCTGCACTACGCGCCTGAGAGTTGTAAACAAAGTCTAGTCTCTCAGATGAATTAGTAGAAATTGCTGGAGCCTTCGTGTAAGCCAAGTTAGTTCTCCCTATGTTCTTTTAAATATTGAATACAAGATTCAAGGATAGAAACATCATCAAAGGCATTCCCTAAAGTTGAATTACAATGTGTACAAAGTAATCCCCTCACTTTACCAGTAATATGACAGTGATCTACATTTAGTGGTCGTACATCACCATTCCTATTTTTATGTGTCTCTGGTTTATAACATATAGCACAAAGATTATTTTGATCTAGAATCATTTGTAGATACTCTTCAGCATTAAGATTATACAATCGTTTAACTGTTTGGAATCTACGAACTTCCTTTACCTCCGGCCTTTGTGACCATTCTAAATGATGTTTTTTAAAATAGTCAGGGTCTTTTTCTTTTAATGCAGCATTACTTCTCAGTGACCTTAATCGACGTTGCTCTGGGTCTTTGTATGGCATTATCGTTTTCCTGTCCAATCAGGTTGTAAAAACAAACTACCTTCTTCAGTACCAAACGACAATGCCTGTTCATGGAAATATTTAGCTTCAGAAGCCATTTGATTCCTGTCATTAATAGGAATTCCATACTCAGGAGCCAATCGCCATGCCAACCCATAAATCAAAGCTTCAGTCCAATAAGGTGGGAAATCAAAGTCATTTGATGCGGAATTCATATCCTCAAACGGTCGTTGGTAAAAGATAGTTATAGTAACTGTCGGGGAACTAGAAGTGGGCCACACACTAATTATCCCAGTCTCTGGAAGAGGCTGGTAATAAAGATTAACAGGTGGTCCCGATGTGTTGTTTACAGGCAGTAGATTAAAATCATACTTATTGTAAACATTCATGGGCACATTATTACCAGTTCCCTGAATGAAATAAGCCTGTAGCACCTTTAGTGGGGCTGGGGTATTGAGAGTTTGACCGTTTCCTATGGTGTACTGGGTAGCACCTGTAGTTGTAAAGGTATAATTCTTAATAGCCCATACAGGCATACCATCTGCATGAAACCCCTTAATCATCGCATTCAAGGCTTGAGCAGCAGCAGTAACTTCAAAAGTTTCTGGCGTACTACCACCTGACAAGACAGCCAGCTTACGAAGGGCTGCATTAATTACTTCATCCCGATTAAGGGACCATGTGGTAGTACCAGATGTACTCATGTTATTTCCTCATTAAATTAGAAACAATTCGGGACCCAAATAGGAAACCGAATGCAATGTTAGCAGCCTCCAGTGCTAAGGCTTGTACCCCAACAGCTACAGGAAAAAACAAACTCCCCACCCCCACCATAATACAAGCCAAGGCACCTATATATCGTGCTGAGGCACGTAGGTCTACCACCCATTGACTAGGCTGGCCTACTGGAGCATCCAGCTTTGCAATAGCTTCAATTTTAGCAATCTCGTTCGAGTCAAGTTTAATTTGTTCGTCTACAGAGGTAGCCCTAACTCCACCAAACCACCTTGCGGCAGCTTGCTTAATTCCCTCAATACCAACTGGTACGAGGGAGGCTAAGATTGTTTCTAAAATCATTTGTCCACCTTAGTGTCTAGTTTACTCTCAATACGTTGTAGGACATTGAGTATTTCTGTACGAAACTCTTTAAAGTCATCCTTACGGACATACTGCTCTGACATGTCTTTTTGAAGTTGTATTAGGTCTCTAGCCAGTGCTTTTACAGTTCCCCACATCTCTCTAGCAAACCACCCCAAGACTGTGAGACCTAGACCCAATACTCCTGTTACCAATTCCAGCATATCCATTAACCACCCAATGTAGCTTTAGAAAGCACATCCTTAACATGGGAAACGAATTCAGACATCTTTCCGGGGAAATTAGTTTGATCTACTACATCCAAAAGGAATTTCTTGAAGGTTTCATTTGGAAGCAGACAAGTGATTGTTTGTTCTGTTTTATCGGTCATTTAATTTCCTTACGTGTTGTAAACTGGGATTTTATAGGCTACACCACCCAGTTTAATTGTTAAATAGGTAAATGGATTTGCTGGGAGAGCAGTAGCTACCCCTGCTGTGGCGGAATTAGTAACAGTTTGACCTGTGAGATTTAGGGTTTGATTTATCTGGACTTCTACCGCAGTGTTACCAATATAAACAAAGCTATTGTTAATTAACATTCTAGCTGAGTTATTGTAGTAAACACCTAAATTAGTGGCATCGTCCATAATATAATTTTTAGGACTACCTACATTACCATCAAAGAATAGTTTTTGATTGTGGTTTTGAAAAGCATCATTACCAAAGTGGAGTTTAGCAGTCCCTGTGTACACATCTGTGGCATTATACCTAAGCACACTGGTACCATTAACTACATGCTCCATAGCTCCTAGACTGGAATTAAGTCCAATGTGAGTAGTACTAGAAACACTTCCCCAAAGAGAGTACCCATCAGAGTCAGCAGTGGTAAATCCATTGAATCCAATCTTCTGATCGGCCTTCATTAGAATAGCCATTTGATCTGTTCCAAAGTCCCCTAGGACAGTGTCAATACCCCGTTTCCATTTACCTTGAATAACATGAGCTGAGTTACAGTAGACAGTACCTTCTGATTTAAAAAGAGTGCCGTTCCATATGCAACCATAAGTGCCATTATCTATATTTCTATTAAAACTCTGCACGTTAGAGATGACAGCAATATTTTTAATACCTCCGAAGGTATTATCAGTATATTGTTGCTCCATACCAGTAAGGTATACACCAGCAGTACAACCAGTCATATCTCCACCATACATACTACCAGTGGCGGTAGTAAAAAAGTGTGTTTGACCCGGCTGTTGATTATCATTATAGACGTTAACCCGAGCTACATGGGCATAAGCATCACCACCACCACGATGATCCAATCCAACATATTGGTAGGGATTCATCGTTCTGTTGGCAGTAGTCAGATAATAATGACCTGTAGAACTAGCAGGATATGATTGGGTAGTACCCGATGTGAAAGTAACAGTGGTACCCACAACAGAAAGAATGGTGAGAATATCGCCCGGCGTACCCCCTCCACCGGGGCCACCTACAATCTGGACAACTGCCCCGGGTACGATCTCTGTTCCAGCAGCATTAATAGTACATGTAGTAGCACCAGACAACATAGCAGCCATAATCTTAGCAGAACCACCACTATGACCTGTGTTGTTAGTCATCTCAGCAAAGTGAGGAGTAGTACGACTCTCAAAGTAATACTGCTGTAGATTTTCCCTAACTCCCTCAATAACCCAATTCTCTTTAAAGATATGAGTAATATCCCCTTCTCCATAAGCAGCAGGAGAAGATACATTAGGGGTTAATACATTAATGTTTCCATAAGTCTGCCCAACAATGTTACCATTCAAAAGAATCTTACCTTGACCTAGGTATGTTTTTAGCAAGGGGGAACCTGTGATTACATTATAGGTCCCTTCCTCTAACCAGATTTTAGTATCGGTAGATGCCTCAGCAGCAGTAAAGGCAAATGTATCATTAGAAATACCATTACCCACTGCACCAAAGTCAGCTTTTATACGCTTATACAGAGGTTCTGTAGAAGTTGGGAAGTAAACTGCTGTGTTAACATCGTTAAGCCAGTCAGAGGCAATCACAGTGCCGGGAGAGAATACAGTAGAAGTCATATATTTGTAAACTTTATAAATTAGAAATGCAGCTATAAGACTACACGTAAAGGCCAGCATTATATCCACCCGGAGGAGAGTAGGTTAAGGCTGTAGCACCAAAGTTGGCAGTTACATTATCACCCGAGTTACCTGTACCAAAGGCGGCATATATTGTACCAGTGAGTCCAGTGTACATAATTCCCTGTGAAGTGTTGTTCTTGTACATAGTCACTTGTCCAGTATCCATATCAAGAGCGACACCTATAATATCTCCAGTAGTATAGGAAGCACCAAAGGCAGCGGCCGAGGCGTTATTAGTTTTCTGACCGCTACTTCCAATGTATCCCCATCCATTAGCATCAGACCCAACATAAGAAGTTAATCCAGCAGAACTATTTGCAATACCTATTACATTGTCACTACTACCAGAACCTCGGGTAACTTCCCAGTACCACTTACCAGATGATTTACCAATAGTAGACCTAACCATTGCGGGAGTACCTACAGTGGCTGTTAGATTACTACCACTTAAGGTCATACCAGCACCCTTATCAGCAGGATTCCAAGTAGCGTATGTAACACTTGTACTTTTTTTCATTATAGACATAATGGCTCGCATTACTGGACTAGGCATTATGCAACTCCAACGCAGCGCCACTTGCTAGTAGTAGTATTCCACATAAAGCAAACGGTTAGTTTAGTACTAATGACCGTGGTAGTAGGTAAAGCAACTGTAGAGGCTTCAAAAGAAGCTCCCCATGTAATTGCCCTAGCAGTACCATTGTCTGTGATTTCAATAATCAAACCATCTCCTGCAACTGGAGTACCTGTCAAGTTGGTAGTAAAGCTTGTAATTGCAGCAGCAAGGGCTGTAATGGAATACAAGTCTACGTTATCCGTATTGATGGTAGGAGTAGCAGAAGAGGCTGTTGTACCAGTACGGAGACTGATACGTTTGTTTGTTACGGTGTCTGTAGACGTACGAGCCAGTAGAGTATCTGTAGCACCGGGTAGCGTATAAGTAAATGCACCGGGAACTGTGAACGATACGTTAAACGCACCAGTGAAGGTTACGTTACCTGCATAGGTAAGTGTACGTGTGCTATTGTTAACACCTGTACCACCATTGGTTCCAGCCAAGATACCAGTTACACCAGTAGTCATAGGAAGGCCAGTACAGCTTGTCAGGATACCTGCTGTTGGGGTTCCCAATGCTGGAGTAACCAGCGTAGGGGATGTTGCCCTTACATAGTTACCAGAACCTGTTGTAGACACACCTTGAACCACTGTAGCACTAGTCCACTCAGCTATTTGACCAGCTACTGGAGTACCTGTATTAGATACGTTACCACCACCTGCTGGAGTAGCCCATGTACCATCTCCACGCCAATAAGTAGAGGAAGATGCTGACGTACCATTATTCAAATTAGTTACAGGTAAATTACCTGTTACACCTGTTGACAGGGGAAGTCCTGTGCAACTAGTAAGAACACCAGCAGTGGGAGTACCAAGTGCTGGGGTAGTAAAGGAAGGTGATACTAAACTAGCTTTGTTATTTAACGCTGTCTGCAAATCTGTCTGTGCAGAAAGAGTACCAGTGATGCCACCCCAAGAGGCACCACCACCTCCACTCATAGAAACAGGGGCGGAGGTAACTTGTACCGTACCGTCAGGGAATCTAATCGTTTGAACGCCAGTTTCACCACGAAGAGTAGACGAAGATGTGACTGTTAAATTGTTAGTGGTGAAAGCTCCAAAAGCCAAGCTAGGCAAGAAAGACAAAAGATAGAGAAACTTCTTCACGGGTTGAAAGAGCCTTTTTGTATCCAAACTCCAGATTCAAGCCTTTCAACTGAGAGATCGTTACCTGAAATGACTATCCTCCAACTGCCTTCAGTTGAAGGGTCTCCAATATTTAAATTGTTAGATTGTGGTGAAAATCCGCCGAACTCATAGATTCTCTGACTTAAAAGATGATTCTTTAAGCTATCGAATTTTTCTTTTAGTTCTTTTAGAAATTGTTCGTACTTCTTATCGACTTCTTTTTCTTTGGCCTCTAGCTCCGTCATCTTATGGCTGACGTTTCTATTGACTTCATTAATATTACTTACCATCTGTTGCTTAAGCGGTTCCTCTTGGGCGATACGTTTCTCAATTTCTTTCTTGATGGCGTTGGTAACGATAAGTCCGATAGGGATATCTTTAATTCGTTGCATAATCTCGTCACGAATTAAAGTCTTCATCTCATCAGAGTAAATGACTTTATCTTCTAAAGGTAGGTCTAGTCGGTCAAATAAATCAGATAAATTTATCCTAGCGAAAACGTCAGAATCTTCAATTCGGCTGAAGATATCTTTA